AACCGGACCGCGATGAGCTTGTTGAGATCGCGCTGCGCGGCAGACGCGCATCGTAGATGCACGAATCGAGGGTCACCATGACCACACCCACGCGACTCGTAGCCCCCGACCTCGCACGGGATCTCGCAGCCACGCTGGAACGACTGCGGATGGCGCGACTCCTCGACCCCAAGCACACCGAACCACCCGCCACCAAGCCACATGTGGGGTGTGAGCTGTGCTGCGCCACCAGACGCCTCGACTGGTTATGTGACCGACTACCAAGGGGGAAACAGTAATGGTCGCCGGCCGCGAAGCCACACCCAAAGACGCCGCCGCAACCGAACGGCTCATGCGCTACTGGACCGAAGGCGAAGGCGCTGCCAAAATCAACTGGGGCACATCAGGAGACTTCGACCGCTGCGTCACCCAACTCTCCAAATACGTAAGCCCAAACATCGTCAAAGGCCTGTGTAGCAACCTGCATCAAAGGGCCACCGGCGCGCGGCCTGGACACGCGCCCGGTGAGGAAGCCGCGCACGCAGCCAAGGATGCAGGCAAGAAGGCAGCGCATTGACCTGGGGATCTGGTCGCTACGTCAGCCCTAGCGTGAAGGCCACCGTCCGACGTAGGGACAAGACATGCAGGCTGCGATTCCCTGGTTGCACGGGCACTATTCAGGAGTTCCATCATCCCGATGGTCTCGCAGACCAAGGACTCCAACGCACATCGGTACTGAAGGCAACCGAGGTGGTCGGAGTATGCAGCTGGTGCCACGACATCGACACCAAGCAACGGCAAGCCAACGGGAGGGCCAGGGCCATCCAGCAGCGAGGCGGCCTGAGCCGACGCAACCGTGACCTCGAGGACCATCCGGGGAGGATCGCATGACCATCGATCAAGTCCTGCTGCTCGTTGCTGACATCCTGCTGTTCCTGCTCGTCGCCACACCTTTCGTACGCAGGTCCTAGCGCATCGTCGCAGGTCAGAGAGGGTGACCATCCGGTGCGGAGGGTAGGGGGTACCCCCCGGGGGTGTCAACCCGCACCGGGGTGCATAGCAGCCGCGGACCTGCGTGCCGCCGCGCCGGCCGTTTTCGGCCACGAGTTTCCCAGCCCGATCGAGGTGGTCGGGCGCGATTTGCGACCCAGGAGGCCGCGATGACCGAATCAACCGAGAAGCCGCCGACGCCGGAGGGTTTGGCCGCCGCGGGTGAGCGCCTGTGGCTGTCGACGACGGCGAGTTACACGTTGCGCCCGGACGAGCTGCGCATCCTCGAGGACGCTTGCCGCGAGGCTGATCTGGTCGACACACTGCAGGCGGGCCTGGTCGGCGCTGACCTTATGGTGAAGGGCAGCATGGGCCAGTCGGTGGCCAATCCGCTGTTCACCGAGGTGCGCCAGCACCGTTCGACGTTCGCTTCGCTAATGAAGCAGCTGGCTCTGCCGGATCTGCCAGGCGAGCAGCAGCCGGCGAAGGAGTCGCCGCGGTCGGTGGGCGCCCGCAAGGCCGCCAATGCGCGGTGGGGGAAGTCGGCATGAAGCGGCGCATGGCTCGAATGCTCTTGATGGTGGCCCGTCGGCTAGACCCGCCTCGGATCAGGACTGACTTCTCCGTCAACATGGAGAGCCATCTTGAGATGGCCGCCATATTGAGCGACCTAGGAGAGCAGCAGCGCCGCATGGCCGCTCAAACAGCAATCCCCCCCATGCGCTGAGATGGCCCTGGCGCGCGGCCCGGCTCTGGTCGTCAAGCACGACTACTCGCACATCATTCGCTGGTACCGCGAGAACCTGCCGAAGACGCCGCCTCCGCCGCCCGCGCGGTGGGAGCCGATCCGGATTGGCCCGACGTGGGACTGGTCGCCGAAGCGGGGCTGGAACCTTCCCGAGCACAGCATGGGCTGGGAGGCTCTGGGCTGGTGCGGGTATTGGCTGCGGGATCAGCGGGGCCAGGAGTGGCAGTTCACGCCGGAGCAGGCGCGTTTCTTCCTGTGGTACGACGCGATCGATAACGACGGCCGGATCTTGCACCGGACGGCCGTCCTACAGAGGCTGAAGGGCTGGGGTAAGGACCCGTTCGCTTGCGCCGCGGCGTCGTTCCGGGCGTTCGGGCCGACGGTGTTTGACCACTGGGCCGACGGGCAGCCGGTGGGGCGCGACGAGGAAGCGGCGTGGGTGCAGATCACCGCCGTCTCCAAGGAGCAGACGAAGAACACCATGAAGCTGTTCCCGGTGATGATCTCACCGGACGCCCGCTCCCACTTCGGTATTCAGATCGGCCGCGAGAACGTTTGGGGCCTAGGTGATACCCGCCAGATCGAGGCGACAAGTTCGAACTACCTTGCCCTTGAAGGCAACAGGGTGACGCAGGCGATACGTAACGAGCCGCAGAACTGGACGTCGACAAACCAGGGCCACGAGCTCGCGGGGACGATCGACGGTAACGCGACGAAGATCCCCGGCGGCCAGGGCCGCATCCTCGACATCGAGAATGCCTACCGACCTGGCCAGGACAGCGTCGCTGAGCGGACCCGGGATGCGTGGGAGGCGACGCAGGCTACTGCTGAGCGTGGCGCTAAGGCTCGCGCGTTCGGTCTGCTGTACGACTCGCTTGAGGCGCCGGCCGATGCCCCGCTGACAGCAGAAGCCGCGCCCGAGGTCATCGAAGCCGTTCGGGGCGATTCGGTTTGGCTAGACATCCCAAGTCTGGTGGACTCGATCCTTAATGGCTCGAACACGCCGAGCGAGTCGCGCCGCAAGTGGTACAACCAGATCACCGCGACGGCGGATGCGTGGGCGACACCGCAGGAGTTCGACCGCTGCTATCGGGACGAGAAACCGGAGCCGGGCGATTCGGTCCTGATCTTCGGTGACGGCTCTAAGTCTGACGACCATACCGCTGCGGTTGGTGTGCGGATCTCCGACGGGATGGTGTTCCCGATCGGTATTTGGGTGCCGGAGAAGGTAAAAGAGGGCTCGCGGGAGATCGCGCTGCCGATCGACCGGGCGAAGGTAGATCACAAGATCCGCGAATGGCTCGACACCTATGACGTGCATGGGCTGTGGTTCGATCCGTCGGACGCCCGCGACGACGAGACTGGCGAACGCTACTGGGAGCCCTACCTTGACGGCTGGGCGAAGGATTACCGCGCCAAGCTGCGCCGCTTCCCGGCGGTGAAATCAGGGCCATCACAGCACCTCGTCATCTGGGACATGCGTAACGCGCAGCACTTGAAGATGCACACCGAAGCGTGTGAGCGGACCGCAAGTGATCTGGGTGAGCAGCGGCTGTTCCATAACTGCAAGCGCCCCGACGGTCGGCATATCGGCGGCATCGGCGTGATGATGCGCCAGCACGCGCTGAACGCTCGTCGCCGGCCGAACAAGTTCGGCATCGGGATCGGTAAAGAGCACCGTGAGTCGCGCAAGAAGGTTGACGCCGCGGTGTGCATGGTTGGTGCCCGGATGATGTGGCACTTGATGAATCAGACAGAACGCAAGGGCCGCGCCCCCGGTAAGGGCCGGGTAACCACCTATTAGGAGGCGGGTTTGACGCAGGCTCTCACGGCCGCCTCGGTGATGGCGCTCCCGCTGGATCCGCTGCCGCTGCTGCTGTTCGCCCCCGAGGTCTCGTCGGGTGATTTGTCGATGGCTGAGCGGCAGATTATGACGTTCCTGTCATCGAAGGTGCTCGACGGCAAGCGACGGCAGGAAGTGCTGCTATCAGAGCTGTATTACGACGGCCTGAACGCTGTTCCGTCGCTAGGCATCTCGGTCCCCCCGGAGCTCGAGCCCTTGCGTGCGGTTTTGGGCTGGTGTCAGGCAGCGATCGACGCCCGCTCGGAGCGCCTGAATGTGCAGGGTTTCCGGATGCCGGGCGAGACGACGGTTAACCAGGATCTGCAGCAGATTTGGCAGCACAACAACCTAGACGCTGAGGCCCCGCTGATTCACGAGCAGGCCATGATCACTGGACAGGCCTTCGCGATCATCGGCCCCAGCGATGACAGGTCGGGAATCCCGGTGATCACCACCGAATCCGCGCTGAATATGGCTGCGTCGTGGGATCCGAAGAAGCGCGAGATATCGGCTGCCTACCAGACGTACAAGGACAACGATCCGACGTCGGCTACTTACGGGCGACAATTGGCCACCCTGTACACGCGGCAGGCAACGATCCAGCTCAGCTCCGGTCCTAATGGCTGGCAGGTCGATGAGCGCAACGACCATCAGCAGAACTTCGTTCCTGTGGTGCTGTTCAACCCGCGACCGACATTTACCGACCGCATGGTGTGCCGTTCGCTGATGACCGCGCCGTGGCGCAACACCCAGGACCGTGCCGCCCGCACACTGGTTCGGATGGAAGTATCCAGCGAATTCTTTGCTGCTGCAAAGCTTTTCATCCTCGGTGCGAGTGAGGATGCGCTTCAGAAGAAGGATGGCACCCGGGCGTCGGCGTGGGAAACCTACGTCGGCCGGCTGTCCACGCTCGAAGCGGACGAGTATGGGAACCTGCCGCAGATCGTCCGCCACCCCGGAGAATCGCCGGAGCCGTTCATCCGGGCGTTGGATCACGAGCGCAGCGTCATGGCGGGCCACACCGGCCTCGCCCCGCAATATCTCGGCATCTTCTCCGACGGCAATCCCGCGTCGGCGGACGCGATTCGCATGTCGGACTTCCGACTCAAGAAGATCGCCGACCGCCTCTCGCTACCCCTCGGCAATGAGTGGGAGCGGCTGATGGGCTACGCGCTGAAGATCACGGGCGAGTGGACCGACGACGCGGCGCAGATGGAAACCGACTGGGGCTATACCGGGATCCCGACGCCGAACGCCGACGCGGTCACGGTCACGACGCAGATCGCGGCGGGCATGATCCCGCCGACGTCCGATGATGCGCTCGCCAAGTGTGACTGGTCTCCGGTGGAGCGCGCGCGGATCGCCGAGGAGCGCAAGAAGCAAGAGGGCCTCGCGCAGATCAACCGGGCACTCGCCGGGCTGAAGCAGCCGCAGCCCAATCCGGCTCAGCCGATGGACGGCCAGCAGCCGCAGGCGTTAGGCGCGCTCGACAGCCAACGGTCCACCGATGGCGCAACGGCCGGCTGACGTCCGCCAGCAGTCCCAGATCAACGCCGGGATCGTCACGCTGGCTGCCGCGCAGACCGCGCAACTATGGCAACGGGTCGATTGGGCCTCACCGTCTGCGGCCACCGCCGTCCGCACCCTCTACGGGGCGATAGTCGACCAATTCGGGCAGTCGGCGGCGGCGGTGGCCGCCCAGTTCTACGACGAGCAACGCGCCCTACAGACCATCCCGAGCCGGTACACGGCGACAATGGCAGACCCACTGCCGCCGGTGATGCTCGACAAGATCGTCACCAGCGCGTTCTTCGGTGCCACCGATGAGTATGTGCCACCGTCGGAGCAGACCCTCAGTGACCTTGCTGTGGAGCAGCGAGTCCCACAGCGCCTCGATGGGCAGCTCCAACGGCTCGTCCTACAACCAGGCCGGGACACCATCGCGCAGAACGTCGCGAATGACCCGGCCAAACCGCGATATGTGCGGGTCCCGCAGAGTACTCACCCCTGCGCGTTCTGCGTGATGCTCGCCTCCCGCGAACTAGGGCCGCGGTTCCACGGCTACACGTCGAAGGAGTCGGCCGGGGATGCTGAGGGCACGAAGTACCACCCCCACTGCGACTGCGAAGCGGTCCCGGTGTTCGGCGACGCCGCCGATGTCAGCCCGAACATCGCCGACTACGGCGACATGTACCTCAAGGCCCGCGCTGATGCCGGCAGCGGAAACACCAAAAAGATACTCGCATCCATGCGCCGCTTACACGGCTTGAAATAAGAAGCTACGCAACAGTTTTCACCTCGCTCAAGTGGGCGAGGGTTTGTGATGCCCAGGAGGCACCCCCGAATGACCGATTCCGCTCCAACTCCCAACGCGATGCCCGGCGCGCAACCCGCAGCCGAGGCTCCGGCCGCCGAACCGCAAGCCACGCCGACGCAGGTCCCCACCACGCAGGAGCCCAAGGCTACCGAGCCGGACAACCGACCGCCATGGGAGAAGTCGGGCCAGCCGTTCGATGCCGAGCGCGCGTGGAGGCTAATCCAGAACAAGGAGAAGGACCTCGCTGATCTCAAGGCGAAGACCGATCCGATCGTCACGGAATGGGAGCAGCTGCGCCGCGCTTCGCAGACCGACAACCAGCGACTCGCCGAGGACCTCAGCAATGTCACCGCAGAGCGCGACACCTGGCGCACCCGCGCTATCCGGGCTGATGCCCGCGCGCTCGCGGACAGGTTCATTGACGCAGACGCCGCCCTCGCGCTCATCGGCGACCTCGCCGAATTCGCCGGAGACAGCGGCGTCGACACCGCAAAGCTCACTGCGCGCTTCGATGCCCTCGCGGCGGACAAGCCGCACCTGGTGAAAGCCGAGCCGCAACCGCCGGGCTTCACCCCCAACCGTGCTCAAGGCCAGTCAGGAACCGGAGCCTTGACGCCCTCGCAGATGGCCTCCCAAGCGGAGGCATCAGGCGACTTCAAGACCGCAGGCCGGCTGAAGGCGCAGCAACTACTCGACATGAAGCCGCACGGCGGCTTCTAGTAAACGAAGGGAGCCAACATGGCTACCGTTTCCGGATTGGGCACAACCTATAACCTGCCCAACTACACCGGGGAGCTGTTCAGCGTGGCTCCCTCCGACACCCCGTTCCTGTCGGCCATCGGCGGCCTGGGCGCGGCCAAGCGCACGACCAGCGTCGAGTTCGAGTGGCAGACCGAAGGGTTGGAGACCACCAGCGTCAACAACTCCAAGGTGGAAGGCGCCGCGGCGCCGACCGCTTCGGAGGTGTCACGCTCTAACGTCTCCAACGTCGTGGAGATCCACCAGGAAGCCGTCGAGGTGTCCTACACCAAGGAGGCCGCGGTCGGCCTGCACAACGGCATCAACACCGGCGACGGCACCAATCCCGTCACGGACGAGCTGCAGCACCAGATCAACCTGAAGCTCAAGAAGATCGCCGTCGACATCGAAAAGTCGTTCCTGTCCGGGGTGTACCAGAAGCCGGCCAACAACTCGACCGCCCGCCAGACCGGTGGTGTGCTGACCGCGATTGCCACGAACGTGTTCGCCAACGGCGGCACCGGTCGCGCCATCAGCAAGTCGATCGTGGACTCGGCGCTGTCGACGATGTTCTCCAACGGCTCGCCGCTGGCGCAGGACACCACCGTGTTCATGGTCGGGCCGGGCCAGAAGATCGCCCTGTCGAACCTGTACGCGGCGGGCAGCCTGAACCAGCCGACGATGACCCGTAACGTCGGTGGTTTCAACCTCGACACGATCATCACCGACTTCGGCACGTTCGGGGTGATGCTCAACCGGTGGATGCCGACTGGGAAGGTGGCGGTCATCGACTTGTCGGTGTGCGCGCCTGTGTTCCTCGAGATCCCCGGCAAGGGAACGCTGTTCGTGGAGCCACTGGCCAAGACCGGCGCTTCGACGAAGTACCAGCTATACGGCGAGGTCGGGCTCGAGTACGGCCCGGAGATCTACCACGGCCTGATCTCCGACCTCACCTAATCCCCTGAGAGGACAGTGGTATGGCTAAGTTCCGTGCGTCCAAGGGCTTCCAGTTCTCCGAAGACGGAATCAACCTGTGGGCCGACTTCCGGCGTGTGCCCGGCAGCGATCCTGCCGTGTATGAGTTCGAGACCTCCGACAAGAAGGCCATCGACCGCTTGGAGAAGGTCGACGGCGTCGAGTCGGTCGATGAGAAGCCGAAGCGGTCAACCTCGCGGGCGAAGGCCGACACCAAGGCCGACGACGCGGAGGCTGAGGGCGCAGAGGGCTAATGCCCTACCCTGCCTATCCGGGGCCTTACGCCACCGCCTCCGATCTGGCGGATTACTGGCGGGATCTGTCCAGCGGTGAGCAGTCGCGGGCGACCGTGCTGCTCACCGCTGCGTCAGACCGGATAAACGAGCTGCCCGGCGCGCAGGACTTCGTTTCGTCGGCGCGTCACTGGGTGTCACTGGACATGGTCAAGCGGGCCATGATCGGCGGCGGCGGCGAGAAGACGGAATCTCAGTCGATGCTGGGGATGTCGGTGTCGCGGCAGTTCGCCAACCCGATGGGTGACCTGTACATCACCTCCAAAGAGGTCAACCGGCTCCGCGGCAGGTTCGGGCAGTCGGCTAGCTCGATAGTTCTCTCGTCGCATGCGCGGGTTCCGTTGGAGCCGTGGAACTTCCAGCCGACCTGGCAGCCCGGCGAGGTCGAATGGATGTCGGTGTGTCCATCGTCAGTGACGTTGTCGGTGGGTGACGAGCGGCAGCTCATGGTCATCGCGGCGACATGGTTCGAGTACGAGGACCGCACCGACTATGCGCTCTACACCAGCTCGGACCACACTGTGGCGACGGTTTCCTCCGGCGGCCTGATCACCGCAGTCGGTAGCGGGACCGCCAACATTCGCGCCTCCTACGAGGGCCAGTCGGCGACCTGCGTGGTGACGGTCTCCTGATGGGCCTCATCCAAGCGCCCTACGCACCGCAGGTCGCGTTCACACGTCCAATCGAGGACGCCGACGGCAACAAAACCGACGCCGCCGTAGGCAGCTTCCCGGCCGTGATCGACCTGACCGGACCCGCGCTGCAGAGCGGATCGGGGACCAGCGTCGCGCAGGGCGGCCAGGTCGCTGTGCCGCGCGGGTCCGGCCTGCTTGCGGGCGACGAATTCACCTGGGCCGGGGCGAAATACACGCTCACGAGCGGCCCGAACGGCGACATGGACCACCCGATGACCGGGGATGACTTCGGCTGGGTGATCCACACCTGCATGGGCCAGATGGCGCGCTGGGGGAGGGGGTCCTGATGGAGGTCGACATCCCTGAACCCAACCCAGCGTTGACGGCCCTGTTGATCTCGCCGGAGATGCAGGCGCTCGTCTTGGAGCGTGCCGAGGTCGCCAAAGCCCTCTATCAGGCCCAGGTCGCCAAGCGTACCGGGGCCTTGGCGGCATCGGCGCAAGCGCACACCGAGATTGGTGGCGTCCGCCACGATCGGCATGTCGGATACGTGACTGTCGGCGAGGGACTGGCCTACGGTGCCGCGCATGAGTTCGGCGTCGGCGATCACCCAGGCTCGGTACACAACCTCAACGGCCGGAACATCATCCACCCTGCCGCGCACGACCTGAACCGCGTGCTGGAAGAACTGGGCGGCGTATGACTCTGGTTCTGCCCGGCTGGTACGACCCCACAAAGGCATCTCCCGACGTCGAGCGCGACATCCTGCGCCCGCTATTCCAGCCGCACCTGTCGAACACCCACGTGGTGTCGTGGATACCCAAACCCACTGTCTACCAGGCCGAACTGGAAGCAGGGAACGTATATCTGCGCACCTACCGCACCGGCGGCGCGTGGAACGACGAGGAGAGACGCGACGAGCCGCGTGTGCAGCTCGCCGCCCTCACTACCTCCCGCGACGAATCCTGGCAGCTGATCGGATTCGTCCGAGACATCCTGCGGTGCTTCGTGCTTGAGAGCGGAGTTGTCAACGGATTCAAGCTATCTGTGGCCGGTGAAGTCGCCGGGCCGCAGCTGATACCCGAGCTGTTGCAGGACGACAGGCTCGTACCCATCACCGTCCAGCTATACACCTGGCCCAAAGGGTTGCTGGACTATCGGCCCCAGCTCGGCCTAAACGACCTGTAAGAAAGGGTTACCAAATGTCAACCATTGCACAGCTTTTGCAGGCCGGACAGCCCGACCTGGAACTGGCCGCCGTCACTCCGCGGCTACTGCTGGCCCCCATCACATCGACGCCACTGACCACCATCGAGGACACCACCAACGGCGGCCTCGACCTCACCAAGGTCGGCTACGGCACCTCGCCGTATGTCACGGTCGGCAACTTCGAGAAGAAGGCCGGTCTGAAGATCGGCAACAAGCCGCAGGCGAACCGCATCATGTCGGCCGGCCAGGGCTCGCCGAGTCGCATCATCTTCTCGGAGGCTGGCCGCTCGATCACCTATGTTCCGCAGGAAACGAACCTGACGAACCTGCAGAACTCGTGGGGCTTCACGCTGGCCGCGCTCTCGGCGCCTTCGGCCAAGGGCGGCATCACCATCGGCGTGCCGTCGCTGCCTGCCCGTACTGTGTGGCGCGGGGTGGCGATCGCCGGTGACACCTACGCGCCCACCGGCAACCCGATCTACCTGTTCTGGATCTTCTCCCGGTTGGAGGTCTCGGACCGCCAGGACGTCCAGGCCGTCGACTCCGACGTGCTGACCTCGGGCGTGACCCTGGAAATCCAGGACGACCCCGCGGTTTCCACGCCGGTCATTTTCGGGATCTGCGGCCAGGGCTGGGTCGACGCGACGGCGAACACCAACAGCGGCTTGGTCTCGAAGGCGCACACCGTCACGCTGGGCACGCAGTCCAGCGGCACGTTCACGCTGACCTGGGGCGGCAACACCACGAGCGCCATCGCCTACAACGCGACCAGCGCCACGGTGAAGTCGGCCCTGGTCGCCCTCGACGACGGCTACGGCACAGGCAACTGGAACGTCACCGGATCGGCCGGCGGTCCCTACTCGGTCACCACGCCGACTCCGCTGCCGCTGACTGGCGACGGGTCCGCGCTGACCACCCCGGCCAACTTCAGCGTCACCTAGTAGATCCCTCCACCAGACAGCCCCGCCGCGGCGAGATGCCCGGCGGGGCTGATTCTGGCGACCAGAAAGGCTAGCCAGTGGCTGCAAAAACCCAGGCCCTGAAGGTATCAGTGATGCCCGATGAGCCGACCGGGCGCCTCGCGCAACTCATCGCTGAGACGAACTTGCCTGAGCCGTATGTGATCTCGGACAAGATCGCCATCCAGCCGCTGTCAAAGAAGGGCCGGGAGAAGCTGCGCGAGACCGAGACTCGCGCCCAGATGGCCCGGCTGACCCTGGCGTTGGTGATGCAGATGCAGGGGCCGGCGCCCTCGGATGATGAGCTGAACGCGCTCAACAAGGTCATCACCGACGCCGAAGGCGAGTACGACCGGATCTTCTTCGGCGACCAGTATGACTCGGTCATGGAGTTCTTCGCCGACCGTCCCCCACATCTGTGGGATGCGTTCTGCCGCGACATCAAGAAGCAGTTCCTGCCTAGCCTGCCCGCGACGGGCCGCTGCCAACACTGCGGCAACCCGGTCGACATGGAGCAGGTGGGAAAAGACACCGCATCTTCGATCTGATCGAGCACTACTGGGATGAGATCGAAGGCGACTTCGCGAAGTACCTCAGTGGGATTGATGCCCGCGATTGGATCCGTGGCGCACGTCCCTGGTCGCAGTTTCTGAACTACTGCGACACCGTAGCGCAGGAGGAAGGCGGCCGACTCTGGGCCGCGCAGCTATCCGACCCCCGCCATGACGAAGCCATCGCCGAGAGGCTAGCCGAAATAGGCGACAAGACTACCCGGCCGCCGCTGGAAGGCTACAGCGCCCAAATCAAGGCGCTGGACCGGGTTGCTAACCAGATCCGGCTGCTGATCAACGCAATGACGCAGTCGGACATCGGATTTATCGAAGGCCCCGAGGGGCCGGCCGAGCGAATCAAGAAGCAGCGCGCATCGCTGAGTGACGCGCTGGTTGACGCAGCACTAGGGATGGGAGAGGCGTAATGACCACGTACTCTGCCGGTTCCGCGTCGCTCACGATCGTCCCCGACGCGAGGGAGTTCCGGGCCAAGCTCGAAGCCGACCTCTCCAAGATCCGCACCGAATA